AACCCTAGATCACACAATTAGCTATTGTAATTCACAATAAATAGGATTAAATTAAGTACAAGTGAAAATTTGGTGTACGTTAAAAAAAGGGGAATAATATGTCGCACAATATATATAAAGACAAATTTGAGCATGAAAAAGTAATAGGACAAGACGATATATATTACTTAAGATCTAACAAAAGCATTTATGTTCATGTGTCAACACAAGTCCATTTAGTTGGTGATAATTGTGTTATGAAATTAAATAATGATAAATCACTTACATTTCTTGGCTATGGCAAAACTCTTAATGATGCTTTTAAAAAGGCTATCGAGATTGACAACCAAGTTGTACAGAGGGTAGACTAATGGTGTACGCAAACAATGGTTATGAGAGTGGTATGCCTATATTTAGGAAGGATCACGGTACTCAGCACAGGGGCAAGTATGCTTGCCTTGTGCGAGTTAGTACCGATAAGCAGGATGTGGAAAACCAAATCTACAATATAAAACAATATCTCAATGGTGGTGACCATGAGGTGAAATGGTTTAGGGAAGAGGGTGTGTCTGGTGCATTACCTTTTTCTAAGCGACCGGTGTTAAAAGAGGCTTTAGACTACTGTAGAAAAGAGAAAGCTACATTGGTTGTTTATAGCGTGTCTAGATTTTCTAGAAAGATGTGGGAAACTACACGGTTTTTTGAGGAAGAGGTCCACAAGAAAAGATTTAAATTTATTGTAGTAGACAATCCAATGCTGGACCACAAGACAATCGGTTTTCATGCTCAGATGAACTATATCGAGCGTGAGAATATAAGGGAGCGAACTACTGCATCCTTTAACCGTATCAAAGCTGAGATAGCAGAGAAGGGCTACTACAAATCGAAATCCGGGAATATTATTAAGAAACTCGGTGTACATGACAAGCTGCAAGAGGCTGGTCAGAAGGGTGCTGATACCGTCAAGAAAAATGCTGATGACTTTGCTAGGGATAACTTGCCTTTAGTAAGATCATTGCTTGATGAAGGTAACAGCTACCGGGATGTTGCTCGTATTCTTACTAAGAGGGGCATTCCATCATTCAAAGGGGGCGAATGGTATGCCTCAACAGTATCTAACTTACTTAAACGATCTGGTTATAGTGCAAGAGTTCAACATAAAAAAGTAGAGTTAGATGTAACAAATAACGCATTTAATAAATATTTAGAAAAGGATAAGGAGAGGGGAAATGAATAATATTTATAGAGAGACAGTAAGAAGAGATGGTCTAGGAATGAACGGTAGGATTGATCCTAATTCATCTGTGTCATTAAGAACAAAAGTATATAGAAATGGCATTAATGGACCAAACAAAGAAAAAATTAAATTTTTTCAAAACCTTAAACAAAAAACTTTAGATAACATTTCAGAATTATATGTCGATTTCTATATGCAGATATGGCAAATGATACAACAACGTAAATCAACAAGAGTACAGCGATGGACTAATGCTAGTCGATTAAATTGGAACGCTGGTATTTTTATGATGAAAACATATTTTACTCAGAAACCTATGACTGTTACCACCTTACAAAAAGAAATGCATATAACACGCACTTCAGCTAGGAAAATAATATCAGATATGTACGGTGAGGGATGGGTAACTCAGCATGAAATAGATGGTGATAAACGTAAACTTGGATACATAGCTACTGATGAATATTATAAAAATTGGGAACAGTATGTAACCGTATTAATTGAGAAGTCTAATACACCAAATTGGATAGAAACCTATGGTTTGCACCAATTTGCCCGTAAAAACCTAGAAAAAATTATGCACACTTAGTTTGCATTTTATTTTAAATTTAAATCTATATATTTGGTAAACAGACGGTGATGATATGAGAAGACGATCAACATTAAAACATAACAAAACAATATTTGCTCTTAGGAGAGGTTTGATTAGGATGACTAAACGATTAACCATTCCTTGCGTACACATAGATCAAATTAGAACTGCTGTTCGTGTTCTCAGAGAATTAGCTGACGAAATGGAAAGAACATTAAAACAAAATGAGCCTTCCAATGTGGACAAGTGCATGATGGCACAAGGTCACATAATGACAGCCCATCACCGTCTACTTCGCCAATGGAATGATCCTAGAGGACATTACACCGGGGGCGAAAAACTTGAGTGGTCTGAGGATGGTTTAACCCAGACAAAAGGTCACGATAATTTGAGGGAAAGATTAGAAAAAGAAGAAGACGGCAGAACATTACATGAGGATGAAAGGTTTACAGGATAAAAAAAATGATCCCCTGTATACACCCTAGATGTTATACCGAAACTGGTCTGGAACTCGGAATATTAAAAAGGAGTAAAATAATGAATAGTTATAAATACTTAGATGTACTAATCGTAAACGTATGTCGCATAATATATAATATTAATAATTTTCCTAGTCACTCTGATTACATTATCAGACAGGAGAGGAAAGACAACCTAATTAACTTAGTTAAACAGGCTTGTCTGTACATCCTATATGCCTTTGCATTCGGTATGTCATTGTTTTCAGCTTATATTCTTTTAATGCTGGGCTGCGTCTTGAACGATAGCTGTTACTACTATTATGGTGGTGTGTAATATGCCTAAGTTTACTATTACCGGGAAGGAATTAGGTGCAAGTGAATGTGGAGCGATTGTATTAGGCAAAACTGCATTTACCACCAGAGATAAAATATTACAAAATACAAAGGATGCTATTAAAGGCATTGAGGTCAACAAAGGTAACTTTAATTCAGCTAGAGCAGAGTATGGCAATCGATATGAAGAAGTTACAGGCACATGGGCTAGTGATATATTAGGAACTACAATTAAGTTTCCAGATCATGCTCATCGTTATGAACATCTTAGAATGGGTGCTAGTCTTGATGCCATTATATCTACTGATACTTATGTTACTGTGACTTGTCCTATTACAGGCAAGCTACATACCTTTGAAGGTCCAGAAGGTATTATGGAAATAAAGACCGATAATAACCACAAAGGAGTTCCTAAAGAGGAATGGATAATACAAGTACATCATCAAATGATTTGCTCTGGGTTGGAATGGGGAGTTATTGCTGTTGCTACGCAAAAGATGGGTGAGCCAATAATATACCCTGTGCCTAGAGATCCAGTACTTATTGATAAAATAAGAGTTAAGGTAGCAGAGTTCTGGGATTTAGTTGACAACGATGGCAGCTATCCACCACTAGCACCACCCTCAAAAGAGAGTGTGGACTTAACTTTACTGCTAAAGAAAACCAATACTGACATGGAAATGTTATGTGCTGACTATCTAAGGCAATCGGCAGAGGCTAGAGAAAGTAAAAAGTTAGCTGATGAAATCCGGGATAACATTGAGATAGCTATGCAATCTATGGATATAGAATTAGGTCATGTAGGCAACTACCAGATCAAATGCGAAACAGTAAAAAAATTTAAACGCAAGAGTGTTCCGACTACTGAGGAATATGAAAGCGTATCATTTTCAGTAAAACAAACAGAGGTGTATGATGAGTAAAGTGAGTATATTAGAGCCTACTAACTTAGGCGAGGCAATGGAATTTGCCAAACAAATATCTAGTTCAAGCATGGTTCCAAAACAATATCAAGGTAACCCGACTAATACATTGATAGCTATGCAATGGGGATATGAGATTGGTCTAGCACCAATGCAAGCCCTACAGAATATAGCTGTCATAAATGGCAAGCCTTCTATTTACGGTGATGCATTGCTAGCACTTGTAAGAAAAGATCCTCGGTGCATGGGCATAGAAGAAAAGATAGAAGGTGAAAACGAAAACATGAGGGCTATCTGTATATTAAAAAGAAAGCATATTGATGGCAGCATTGAAATGATTGACCGTGAGTTCTCTGTCTTGATGGCAAAGCGAGCTGGCTTATGGGGCAAACAAGGTCCTTGGACACAGTACCCGGAGAGAATGTTGCAGATGAGAGCCAGAGGTAACTGCCTTCGTGATGCCTTCCCGGATGTTATTAAGGGAATAATTACAAAAGAAGAGGCTGACGATTATCCTGTCGAAAAACAAAGCGATATGAAGACCGTACAAGGGGCAGAACATACATCTAGCACTATGATTGATAGTCAAGAAGTAAAACATATCTCTCAGAGCCTTCCTATCGAGAATAAATACATATTGCAGTTAACCAACGGTACAAAAAAGGAATTTGATAGCGTTGATACATGGGCTGTGGAATATGACAAGGTTCTTAGGACTATTTTTGAGTATGATCAAATGGACCACGCTGACAGGCGAACTAAAATGAAGGAGTTAGAAAATCTTAATGAAGAATTTATAGATGATATTCTACCAGACTACCTTCGCCAGACAATTAAAGAGCAGCGTATTAAATTTAATAAGGTTCTGAGTGTTGAGGGAAGGGAGCAAGAAAATGAGTAAAATTATAGGTAAGCCAATAACTGCTGAAGAAGTTGCAAAACAAATAGGATGCACTCCTCAACATATTTACAATCAAGTAAAGTTAAGGACAATTCCACATTATAAAATTGGTAACGCTATACGTTTTCCGTATGACGTAGTTCAAACACATATTTATAAACCAGCTATAAAGGATCAAGATGATGCAACAGGATAATTATGGGCTTACTCCAGATCAATCAGATCTACTTGCTTATATTACAATGTTTCATAAAGAGTTTAATATCTACCCAACTATCAAAGAGATGATGGCTGGTGAGATAAACGGTAACCAGATTATTAAGAAAAGAAATTATTCTTATCCAATATCTAAAATGCTTTTTGCATTAGAACAGAGAGGTAGGATTAAAAGATTAAAAGGTTACACAAGAGCAATGAAACTTATTGATCAAGATTAACTAATGCGTGGCTCCGGGTTTCATTATTTCTTCGGAGCCATCCCTTTCCAAAATGCTCAAAGGTTTTTAACTTCCTGTAGAAAGCCTCTCTCTCTACCGATAACATTTCTATTAGTTCTTTAGGATCTTTTTTGCCTACCTTCTTTAATGTTAATGGACCAAGACCACCATCCTGTTTAGCACCCACACATTTCTGTAATGCTTTGACAGCACGACCACAGCCACTATTAACAGCCCAATCAAATACAGATATATCTAACCCAGAAGGTAAACTGTCACCGTTAACCCTATCCCAGTATTGTTTCTTATATATCTCAGCTACATGGAGATCTGGCATTGCTCGCATCTCTTGCTCTGTCGTTACCTTTTCCATAAAAGCATCGTATACTTTTTTAGTAATGCCTTTGTTGGTCATGCCACCGGGATCATTAGGATGATTAACAAATCCCCCTTCGTGTCTTAGCACCATAGCCAAGGCTCTTTCAAAGTTACCCTTCATGTTAACTCCCTAATAAAAATAAAATTCCAAAGACGTAACAGACAATCATTACATCTAATTCTAACGTAGTCATTTTTTGTTATTCATTAGTTGCAACCCTGTTTTACCAAAGCGATAACCAAATGAACTCCCGATACAAATATATAAACAAGTTGAGAACCAAGTCGGTGTAGATGTATTTAAAAAATCAAACCCTTCTTTTACATAAGGCTGAGTGTAAGGAACAAAACAAGCCACAAGAATAGCACCAAAAATAATAGTCCAAAATTCATCCTTCCAACTCCCAGCCATTTGTGCTGTTAAGGCTTGTTCATTAAGCATCTCTGATGTTGCAGATGTACGGTAAACATCAGCCTCGGCTTTGGCTTTAGCTACCTTGACCTCTGTTTCAGCTTTAGCCTTATCTACTCTGCCCTGTAACCAAGTTCCAGCTAATGAACTAATAGGACCTATAATACTACCTAACATATCTTTCTCCTGTGTTTGGTGGGGGGATCAATCTGCAAAAAATTTATCACATTTTGTCTAACAATAATCAAAGGAGCCTTTCTTTAGTTAAAGTTAAAAGAAGCAGACACCCCCCATAATTAATCCTTACTTGTCTTTCTTTTTAGGTACTGTCTTAGGTACGCAGTAAGCCTTGACCCAAATCTTGCTGTCACCAGCGAGTGATGGATCATAGTTTTGTAACCTAATTTTCTGTGCAACTCTAAGACACGCATCCAAATCACTGAAATAAACGCTCTCCTGTACTGTTCCAGATAGAAATACTACGAGCAGCCATGTCATTAATGACCATTTCCATTTCGTGTTTTAGCCCAGCTACTAAAGCCAAAGAAGGTAGCAACGATAGCACATTGGCTAACTAAAAATGTATTTAAAAAACCAGAGATAGAATTTAATCTTTCAATCTCAACTAATGGTGTAAACAAAACACCGACAGCAATACATACAGAACCCATAGCAACCCATGCCATAGCCCTGTGTTGATCTTGCATTTTATCTAAGTTCTCTAACTGGACCAGTTCTTTATGCAAAGACATTTCACGGTCCGTAATTTCACCGTCACCATCAAGGTCTGCTTTTTCATATATAGAACCTTTTTGTAGTTTTTTTTGTGTCATAAATTACCCGTTCTTTTTAAGTAAAATAAATATCCAATCCACATAACAACACCACCTATAATTGTGCATAGAAGTACAATGCCAACTATATTAAATATTCTTTGTCTTAACTCTGCCTGTGCATACAACTGTTCCTGTCTTTGCTTTCTAATTTTGGCTTGCATTTTCAGTAGGTCATTCCATGCGTTAGGACCATGAACAAGATTAATCCAACTACGCAATTCATTCTCCATCTCTTCTGCTTTCTTTTTTGCAGCATATGCATCGAGTGCCTCTTGTTCTACACTTGAACCAGCAAATAATTTTTTAAATAAAGGTGGGTTCTTTGACATTTTGGCTGCTTGGTTTACATCAGATACGGCTCCCATCCATTTGCCTATATCACCATACATAGCCTCAACATCTCTGCCAGCTTGAAAACCTTTTTTAATTAAACTAAATGCCGTACTCGCTGTTGCTAACGCTGTAACCGGGTCCATCTAAGATCCCCTTAACAGTATGCCAACCAACAAAAGTATAGTTGTTCCAGCAGTACCTATTAAAACTCCCTCCAATCTTTTAATACGCAGTATTGTTTCCTTCCATCTCTCGATAGAAACAGTTTCAAAAGACGTAAGCCGTTTATCTAATTCATGTATTGTCGGCTTGCTCATTTTTCTTTGGTCTACCTTTCTTCTTCGGTTCTTCTTTTTTAGGTTCTTTTTTCTTTGGTTCCTGTTTCTTTTTACCCCAGCCCGGTGGGGCTAAGTGGGGATTTAAATCATATATGTGGGGCATACGTCACCTTTTGTTGTTGTACATTAAAGTTATAATTTATCCATCTCAGTTTTAATTTGTGTCCAAGTAACACCAAAGTCTTTTGGGTCTGTGCTTAATACTGCTTGTCCATTACTATCTTCAGACATAATTTTTTTAAAACATGAATTAAATTCGCTTTCATTTTTTGGTGAACCAGATATTTTCCATTCTTCAATATTTAACTTATGTAGGGCTTGAGCAATTTTTTCATTAGTAATCATTGTTTAATCTCATAAACTGTTATATGTGAACATTGTGAAGATGTCTGAACACCAGCAGTATAACTAGTATTATAGACCTTATATTGTGTCCTATATGTTAGCTGTGATGTAGTATTTGGTATATCATATACAATAAAATTAATTTCATCCCATGTTGTCGACCTTGTGCCATTACCAGTATGGTCACCTACAACAACCTCTTTTATTTTAGTATCAGTACCACTTATAGTTCTTTGCACTACAAATTGACCTTGAGCATCAGTACCAGGTTCTTCAGTTACATAAAAATTTTGTGAAGTATTAACTATAAAAACTGAACTTTGAAATAAGGGAGTAATATTTACTGATAGCCCAGTATTTGTAAGAGATGTACCAGAGGTAGTATCAGCACTACAAAAATTGTTATATGCTGTTTGTATTATTGAACCAGTAATCATTTTAGAACTAGGTACAGTAGTGCTAGTTCCTAAAAGATTGGCAAGGTTTCGTGCATTACTCATATTAGATACTCTGACTTTCTATAAATGTTTTGTATGCTGTCTTGGTATCACTATCCCAAGCAACTTCAGCTATTGCTTTTACCTTTGCATCTTCACCACTTAAATCTGTTGGTGTATGTGTCCATGTATCATCTTCACCTTTATTAGAATTGAATGGGTGCAACACATGACGATGAAATGAACGATTTAGTTCTTTCTTAGAACCATCTGCCTGTTCTTCCATAATCTTTGTTGCTTTGCGAACTTGTATGTTCCACGTTGATACGACTTCTATTTTATCGTATTCGTACTCTTTTGTTAAATCACCTTGTGCCATATTGTTACTCCTATGTATCCTTAACTATCTGTTATATAAACAACAGCAAATATAAACGCAGACAAACCTGTAACTGCCGAATTTAAAATATTAGCACTACTAGCATCACCTCTATGGAAATAAACTGAGCTTTGTGCAGAATTAGGTGTTGGCGCTCCTATTGACCCTGTGCCATTCCAGTTAAATGTACTAACAAAACTTATAGAACCAGAACCATGATATGCACCTCCACCAGCAACAGCAAAGGGTAAACCACCTATTTCTAATCTACTACTATTATTAGGTATTGAACTAAAACCACTGTATGTTCCAGCATATACTAGTTGACCTATTTTTGTGTATCTTGCATTACTTACAGTTACACTACCACCATTAACAAGAGTAGGTGTCCAAGTTCCTTGTTCATAATCGTCTAATAATTCTGATTGATTTGCGCCACTTCCATCAGCCGTTGCTGAAAAACTAATTCCCTTGCCACTTGTGCCTATAACTAGATTGCCTTGGTCTATTGTAGTGTTACCTTGATAATCTATGTAAAGACATCTGTTCATCCCACTGTTGCCATCAGATTTATCTACACCAGCAACATTAATTGACATATCTGCGAAGTTACCACCAGACCTTGCACTTATAATTCTTGTGGTATTACCACTCCTATCAATTCCACCTTTATCTACTGTCAAAGATGTTAAATCACCAGAAACATACATCCCATTAGATGCAGTTATATCTTCGTTTGCATCAAGTGTAATTGTTGTTGCATCTGCATTGTCATCTATTCCAGTAGAAGTAAAATTAGTTATACTTCCAGACATCGCTCCACCAGACTTACTTAAAGCATCAGATAAGCTAAAAACATCATAGACTATTATCATCACCTCATCAGAAGCTGAAGCACCTGAATTAAGTATCAAAGTATTAGCCGTATTTAAATTTACGTCTGAGGTGTCTAGCAACACTCCGTTTAAATAAATGTCAACTAGACTGCCACTATCAAACTGAAGGGTCTTTCCATCTAAGTCTGTGCCAGAGAAATTTGTCTGTCCACTACTCGCAGAAAAGCGATACCTTTCTCTTATTCCAAATCCGTTTGCACCTTTACCTATGTATGGCATCTAATTAATCTCCACTTGGTAACTTTAATTCTGCTTCACGTTCTTTAGCTGTCTTAACAACCTTTAAAGTAAACGCTTGTTCTATTTGTTTATCTTCACCAGTAGCTATTGCTATTCCATTAGCATTGCAATGTTTCATGTTTAGTTCTATGATTTCATCTTTAGCTTGTCTTGCTCTATTTTTAAGAGCATTGTCTACCCAATCTTGAGTGTCAAAAGCACAATAAGACATAGCCTTGTCCTCTGTGTCTGTTAATTTTACAGTATAATCTGCCATATTTTTTCCTTCTATTATTTTATCCTAATAAATATATTGAACATCCACGATATTCGTTTTCTAATGATTGACCATTTGTTCCTCCAGTATTCATATATGGTCTAACTGTATCACTTGCTCCCATGTTAAGAATAACTGTTACTTGTTGTGAAACCCAATCAGCACTTATATTTGGCAACTCATTATAATCTCTAGCTATTGTTGTACTATTGTGTTTTAGAGTTAATCCTATGTAACTTGTGTTTGATTTTTGTGATGCATAATAGTGAATAAAATATCTTCCAGCTACTGGTGCTGTAAAAATTCCACCACTTGTATTAAATGAATTTGTATTATCTGTTACTTCACTAAAATTTAATGCTGTATCTGTGTTTGCAGAAGTTTGAGTATGTCTTGTGCCATTACCCTTTGCTTGTACATAAACTTGATTTGGTATAGTCATAATACCTTGATTATTCATAATTAATAAATCTGAACTACTTGGTACTGTGCTTTCTGTGGTTAATTTAAATGTGCCAATGTCAGTGCCATCATCAGTAGATTTTAAATTAAATTTACTTCTTCCTCTGTTATCATTAACCCATAAATTTAATTCTGTTGAACCTGTGTTAGTTCCAGTTTCATTTTGAATATGTAAATCTGCATGAGGACTTGTAGTTCCAATACCTACGTTTTCTGAAGTATCTATAGTTATAGCTACAGCATCAGCATTGTCATCAATGCCTTTAGAGGTAAAAGCACCAGTAGTTGTTATTGCACCACTTGTACTTATCGCAATGTCACTCGCTAAATCTGCACCAGTAACTGTACCATCAGTTATCTCACTGCCACTGACTATATTCTGTGTTACTGTTTTACCAACGTGACCCATACTTTACTCCTATGTACTAATCGCATCTACTACTGATACGATGGTATCCATGCTATCTGTCGCATCAGATTTAGCTCTTAACTTATCACCAGATTGTAAGACTATCTTCGCACCACCATCTATCAACTCTAATGATGATCCACTCGGTATCGGTGCATTTTTAATTATGTATGCTTGGACCGTGTTGCCACTATTCGTAATCGCTACGTCAGCCGTTATAGTTGACGTTGATGTATTGACTAGCCTTAACCCTACGACAGCATCATCACTATCGCTGACAGCCCTTATATCGGTCAGACTAGCGTCTATATCTTTGGTAAGTGTTCGTTCAAAATCTTGAGCCATTTATATCTCCTATAAATCCTTAAACGGTGCTAAAGCCACAGCCATAGCAATAGCAAATCCAGCCGATACAGCACCAATATCTGTAGCTACCTCAGATGCACTTCGACCTTCAATGTTAGTACCGTTCACTCTTAAAAAATCATCATCAGCAACACCACTTGTAAAAGTTGGTACATTGCCATCACTAATTCCAAATGAAAAATTTAACCGGGCATTATCTATTGTTCCTGTAAGCTGCGTTGCTACTATAGATTTATTTGTTAATGTTTGTGTCGCATCTGCTAATACCACCGTGCCTGTAGCATCTGGTAAAGTAATAGTTCTATCCCCGGAAGGATCAGCTACCGTCAATGTTGTTTCATTAGCGTTATCTGTAGCACCCTCAAATACAATAGTACCATCTTCAGTAACAACTATATTACCAGCCGATACTGTGCCACTTGCTGTCACGCTAGTTATGTTTGGATTAGCACCACCACCAGCCAAGGTAGCCATGTCTGCTATGACACTACTGTTGGCTAGTAAATTTAGGTCCTCTATAATAGCAGATGTTGCTAAAGCATTTATATCTGAAACAATGTCAGATGTTGCTAAAGTGTTAAGATCGCTAATTATATCTGATGTAGCTAGAGTATTCATATCTGCAATAACATCTGACGAAGCCAGTAAAGCCATGTCAGCTATTACATCACTATTAGCAAGTAACGCCATATCAGCAATAACTGCACTATCAGCTAATAATGCCATATCAGCCACTACGTCACTTGTACCTAATAAAGCAAGATCAGCTACTACATCGCTCGTACCTAGCAATCCCATTGCTGTGACATTTGCACTTGTTCCTAAATGACCCATCGCTGTTACGTTGGCAGAGGTTCCTAAAAAACCCATATCTTCTACAACAGCACTTGTACCAAGTAGACCCATAGCAGTAACATTAGCTGACGTTCCAAGATGACCCATTGCAGTTATGTTGTCTGATGTCGCAAGTAAATCCATATCGGTTACGACAGCACTTGTGCCTAACAATCCCATATCAGTTATTACACCCGATACGCCTAGCAAATTCATATTAGATACTGTGGTTGAGTTACCTAATAAACCAATTTGTGTAGCCTTTGGTGCTAACGTACTGATAGCATCTGTAGCATCTGTACCATCTTCTATATCTGCTAGTGTCGCTATGTCAGAACTTATTGATGCCAATGTAGTACCGTCAGCTACAGTAAACGATGCTTCTGGATTACCCGTAGATGCATTAAATCCTAATAGTTTCCCGGCTCTAGTTGCCTTGGCTGGTATCGTCATATCTATATCAGTAGCAGAGTATTCCGGGGCTATAAGTGTACGGCTTTTAACTTCTTTAAAATCTCCAACTACTCGATGTAATCTATCAAAATCTGCCTCAAGAGATGCAGCCGTAATATTACCACCAGATGAATATACAGATGATCTTGCTATACTCATTACTGATAGTATCGTAATTACTTTGTTATTAGCCGGTGTATAATCAGTAGGGCTAGTTTTAAATTTAACAACCCCGGTTCCATTAGCATTAAGACCAGCACTAGCCGAACTATCTACAATGTCGTAATGAGTGCCTTCAGTTTTTAAAGTACTATCTTCGTAAACCTTAATCTCATTTGTATTGTTAACTTGAAAAGAAAAACTAAAATCCGTAGTCGAACCATTCGCTGTCGATTGCGTTCTTTTTAATACGTCATTTACATCTACACTTGTCATAACTCTAGACCTCTATATAGCCTTTGTACACTAAGTTTGTTAAAAAGTCACTTATCATCTTACTATTCTTGCCCTCAATCTTGGTGTTCTTTCTATTAAATAATCTCTAGCCTCGCCCATATACTCAGAAATAAGATCCTTAATCATCTTCATTCTTTCTTCAGCTAACGGTTCTAACTTATACATATCAGACTTTATAAGTTTATCGAGAGTAGGCAGTATAGTTGTTGTAGCATCATATCCTGTATCTTCTTGAAAACGTCCTCTACCGTCTACAGTATTAAATAACATAATCATGTCGTTGTATTCTTGTGCCGTTAATAGAACCTTATCTATTTTCTTATTAGGCATTAATGGTCCACTTGCCCCGGCATTACCTAAAGCAATTATTTCTTCATCAACAGCGTTATATTTTTTATCTCGAATATGTACAGGCGAATACCATTCCCATCCCATGCCATTACCTTGTATTCTAGCCTCGCCCCATAAATTTAATTGTGGTGGTAACTCTGGACTAAATAAAGGATTTCTAGACTTAGCTTTTTGAAGGGCTAAATAAAATCCTCTCATAGCTGGGGGCAACTCAGTATATCCTTCTGGGAGCATTGTATTAGATGCCTCTGGATACATTATTCTTTCCTTAGTTGCTGACCATGATGAATTTGATGGTATGTATGATTGTTGTGTTGGTGCTAGTGCAAAGGCTACTTGTGATACTTTCTCTGATACAAGTTCTACAAATCTTTCAAACCTTTCTTCGCCAGACATATTAGGATTAGGTTTCATTATTATTTTAGTCATGTCAGATAAACCTTGCATCATAGGATGCTGGTCTATGTAATCAGTTGTAGCTAACGTAAAAGCCGTAGCCATTTCTAATAATACATCCGGGTCATCTTCATGCTGTACAAAGTAAGCGTAGTCTACAGCCATAGCTAATAAACCAGATACTGGATCAAAGCGTGAGAAAGTAACCGATCTCATTGTGCCATCATCCATTTTAAAAGTACAAGAGTATCTAGGAATATTTAAACGATCTAATGCTTGTTTCGCACCACGATCAGTTGGACCAGATCCTGTACAGAAAAAGTCTTCACTAGCTGCTCCAGATACTAAACTAGATACTGTATAACCAATACCAGCACCCATAGTAATCTTTGCCATTGCCTCATCTTTTTCTCGCCCGGTTCCATTCTTAAATTTATTTATAACATTAAAAGGTAATGAACGATCAAAGACCTCGGTAAAAATATTTACTGGTGTTTTATAAAAAGGAACAAGCAGCTTGGCTATAGGATGGTTCATAGTAGGGGCGAGGCTACCAAAGAACCCATCTAGATCACCTTGGAAAGTTAACTCTTTTGCCTCTTTTGCTCCAGCCTCAAATACATCCATAGGTGGATTTGTAAATGTTTCTGCGTAAACAGTCTTAGATTTTAGCATAGCATCTTCTTTAGATAGCCCACCCTTTATTGCATCATCATACGCTATAATAGATTTTCGGTACGCTTGTTTAGCTATAGAGGCTCTCATAGCTATAACCTTAAAAAACTCATCTTCACCAACTAATGCTCTGCCAGACATTCTAAAATAAACACCTAGACCGTCAACAAAGGCTGGAACAAAATCTTTATTTTTAAGTTTATCCATAATTTCAGTTATATTGCCTGTAGAGCCTATAGCACGGTTATTACCTAAATCTAGCTTACTACCATCCATAACAGGCTGTTCTTCCCACAGAGCCTTGCTAGAAAGAATAAAGGCATCAAAAAAAGAATTATGTATTCCATGTAAACTTGCTAAAGCCTCGCCCATTAAAACACGGTCTGTATTGTCAGCCCCGGTTATTGTAGTTCTTACAGCACCAATGCCACCAGCCAACCCAGTTTCCATAACCTTTAAACCTTGGAATATACTGTTGCCAGCCATGTTGACCATATGTGTTACTGGGCTAGTAAGAATAGAGTTAAGCCATATTTCTATTATAGCATCTGTAGATCTTGACATTAATGATTGCTTGGCAAATATAGGACGTACATTTTTTGGCACTCTTACATAGTAATCAAGTAAAGTATCTATATCATCCGGGCTTTCAAAACGATCTAGTAATTCATTTAAATGATCGGTGTAGGCTTGTATATTACCACTTGGTGTAATCTTACCAGCATGACGTAATGTACTCATACCTCTAGCATATTCACTAACATTACCAGATAATGATGCTGACAATCGTGACGTAAATGATATAAGTTGAAAGGCTACTAATTGATCAGTACGATCACCAGATTGTAACGCTTTTCTTGATGCTTGTTGGGCTAACTCACTTATATTAACTAAACCAATAATAGCACCTAATGTATCTTCGGCTGGTAATACTTCACCCGGTTTACGTCCAGCCATTTTTAAAATTACATTATATAAACCATTATCTTCAGCTAACTTTGTTGCTGCCTCTACTGTAACTGTATCTCTTCTTAATTTTGTAAATAATTCTTTGTTAGCTAATTTAACTTGCTCCATAAAACCAGCTAGGTTCTGATCGTATTGATCAAAAGCAAACACAGCCCTTAGACTTTCATCTGAGGTAAGTTTCTCACCTAATGTAACAAAGTTAATACCGGGATTTTTACCTTCTGTTATTGTATTTAATAAGTCATTTAAATCTATGTTTTCAGTTGGCTTAACTAAAAGATAATTACCCATGTCAGTTATTTCTTCTGTAGCCTTCATAGAGCCGTATACTTTTTTCTCTGAACTTAGAACTGTATCAGATACTTTATCAACTACTGCATCTTTAGCACTCTTCATTGCATCAACTACTACCTTGCCCATACCAGCAAGTTTTATTTCACCTTGGGTATTGTCAGTATTTACAATGTTTGTTTCTTGCTCGGTAATCTGTGATGGATCTTCAATGACTACATCTTCTACTACAGGCTCCATAGGTGGCTCAACAGGAGCAGCATCAAGTATATTTTTATCTATCGTAGGTTCTTTAACTTGTATTGACATTAACTACCTCCACTAGAGGCAGTTACTTTTCCTCTACTTGTTCTGTTGCTTGATCCAGAGGTGTTTTTACCTTTTCCAGCCCCCTTAGAGCTTGATAAAACTTCTCCGTGGATGTTTGAGTTTGCGAACTCTCTTGCTGCTCTGTCGAGTTTTTCTCTGTTGACTTCTGGTCTTTCATACCAAGGAACTCCTGTGTTTTCACTTACTTTAAATCCTTTAGGTACTATACCATTTTTTTCTTTTTTAATAAAGGCTTCAAATTCTTTTTGCCTTTCTGGCGTTAAATAAACAACACTACCATCAGATAATGGATACTCAATTACAGCACCGTCTTTACCTTTTATATACTTTGCACCAGATGAAAATGTTCCCGGCTTACCTTCTACAACATTTGTACCAACTGCCGAACCTTTTGTAATAGCCTCTAAAGTGCTATGTGATACAACTTGCTCACCTTCAATAACCCAATTTTCCCAATGCCATCTTCCTAATGATGCATCCTCTGGTCTACCAAGTATATTATAAACTTCATTAATATTTTTTCTTAATCCATCCTCTAACATTTCTGTTATAAGCAATCCTCTAGGTCCTCTAAATATTCCTTGTAAACCTTCTTTAATAGTTGTTCCTTCTTTTTTATAACCGTCATATAAGTTAAATCCTTCAAACCTACCATCATCCCATAAATGTCTTCCTTGTATTCTATCCATAACTAATACGTCATCTCTTCCAGAAACTAGCAAAGTGAAACTAACAACTTTATTATCTATTCCAGCACCTTCAGTTAAAGACATAAATTCTCTTCTAATATCTTTTGCTGATCTATTTGGATCGCTAATCATATTGTGCAAAGTTTGTAATACTGTATCATCAGAACCATCAACTTTTTTAGCAAGTTCAAATAATAATTTACCAGTAGCGTTTACATTCATTGTTACTTGTTTGCCCGGTGATCCTGTAGGCATTAAATTTTTAATAGTATTTTCCCATAGTATTTGATCGGCTTCTGTAAAATTTCCATCTACAGCTTTTTGTATTAAATCTTTTGCTCCATCAATTATATCTATGAATGCACTTTCTTGTTGAACTGGACCAGCACCTCTTGACAGTATTCCCCACACAAATAAATCGGCTGTCATTTTAGGAGTTGCTTCTCCACTTTGATAAACCTCTCTTATATTTTTAACGTATGAAAATCCTTCATCAACTCCAGCTTTCATTTCTGGTGTAAGTGATTTTAATTTTTCTACCATCTTATTAGGATCATTAGCATAGTTAATTGCAACCATTGGTGGTATTGGCAAGTGATCCCCACCTAATCCTTCTTGTTCCATTTTTAACCAGTTTTCAGCACTTAACAAAGCATCTGGATGGTTATTTTTTAAAGTGTCAATATTATTAAGATTTGTTTGTTTGTTGGTTGGAATAAATGTTTGAGTTACTAATGTTGTAGGTTTTTCACCACTACCTTCTACTAATAATTGATGTGGCACTTTATGACTTCTTGTACCTTCTGGTGACATTTTAAAAGGTTGTGGAGCCAACTTAGCTAGTTGAGTATTTATAGCTTTGTCCATTTCACCAGCACCTAATGCAGATAATGTTGTGCCACTACCATCATCTAAACTTTCCTGTGCTTTAGTTCCTATAGTTTCTAACGTAGTTTTTAAATTAGGACTACCTTTGATAGCATTATATAATACACCTAAACCCTTAAAACCTTGCTCGGCTGCTTCACCTAATATACCACCCTCTATAAATCTCTGTGGGGCTTTTTGTATTTTCTGTAAAAAGAATGAGGCATCTTCATCGGCTGCTATACTTTGTAACATAGTATTTTTTAGTTGTTCATTCTGCACAAACAACTGTATGCCCATTTCCATCAAACCTTCTTCTTCAGGTGGCATACCGGCAAATTCAGCCGTGCCATATCCTAGAACATTAGCTAAAAAGTTTTTACCGTAACCCATAGGTTTTAATGCTGTGCTAAATGCTTTTGCATAAACGCCACCGGGTGCTACAACTTGCCCACCAACTTCACCTAATGTAGATCCTATTTCTTGTGCTGTACCTTGTGGGGCTAATGCATCATTAAGATATTCATTCATAGAATTATATCCCGGTACATTCTCCCTCAACCACGGCATGACATTGTTATTTACAAATGGTAGGAAAGTTTTGAATGTTTCTTCGCCACCTTTAGCAATACCACTAGGTATGCCTTTAGCAACACCGAATAAAAAGTCTGGTGTACTTTTAAGACCTTCTATAACCGTTGAACCCATTGTCTTTAATTTTTGAAAATCCTCATAGCCTCTTAATATTTTTTCATTAGCAAACAACCGACCATCTTTTAGGTAGGTAGTATTGCCATGTGATCGTATTCTACGGCTGTCAGATATTTCTTTAAATAGTTCGTCCATTATCTTAATTTTCTACCTAAAATTATTGGATAACCCTGTATTATTGTTTTGCTAAAATTTTTATATTTTGTACTATAATCAGCAATTATTTCTTCGGCTGTGCCAATAGCCTCTGTAATAAGACTATCTAATGTATCATCTGTAACATTTTTAAATTTTTCTGCTAATACAGCATCTGTACTTTCTATTATTGTTGCTATTTCTTGTATTGTTGATATTGCATTTTTTCTGTTAGATTTAATTCTTTTAGCTATTAGTTCTGTGCCTTTGCTTTCCATTAAATTTTTAGCTGTTAAAATTGCAGAAAAAGGTTTGCCTTCTAATTTAGCCTGTAGTTCAGCCTCAAATACATCACCCATAATTTCTCTAAATACTCTTTCTTTAAGGGCTTGATCACCCTCTGGATCATCAATTCTTATTTCTGGGTTATGCCCTGTTTCGTCTAAAATGTATGTCCTAGCATCGCTCATTTGTTGATTAGCTAATGAATTTATTTTACTTGCCATAGAAGTAAAAGTGCTTTGACCGATTTGTTTATTTTCAAATTCAGTTATCAATTCACCTAAAGTAAGAGGGTTGTCTATAGAAAATAATTTACGAGTTAATTTTTGAACTGTTGTAGTATTGTCTTTAAAGTTAGTTATTTTTGCCTCTTCGTAGGCTTTACTTATTTTTTCCCAACTAATTAACTCTTCACTTGTGCCGGGTAATTGATCTAACTGAAAAGGTAACATTAATTCATTAGCCTTATCTTGTTGGTCATCAGCTAAAAAAGCAATAGCATCAGCTATAGCAAAATTTATACTCTCTTCGTTTTTTGCTATTTGTAATTTTTTTGCATCTTCTTGGGCTTTGATTTTTGCATCATATTGATCGTTAACTTGCTTAATAAAATCTTTTCTATTTATACCGTAGTCTTCAGCAAGTTTCATAGCCTTACCAATATCACCCGGTAGTTTATTAAACTCACCAGCATACATTTCTGGCAGAAATTGTTTTGGTTTAGGATTAGCTAATAGTTCATTAACTACAATATTTTTAGCTGATGTTCGTATTGCCTCATTTAAACGATTGTTAAATCCTACAGTATCGCCACCAACCATAATAATTTGTGACATACTTTCTTTTGTTAAAGTTTTTAATTGTTCAGTAGCATCTTGGTTGTTTTTAAAATATCCTAGTATTGCTGTGTTTATATCGTTTACGACTAATTCAGTACCAGCAATAACTGTAGCCTTCATAACCTTGTTATGCTCACCAATAAATTTATCAGCGTAACTTAAATACTTTGTATTATTTTCTAAACTTATTTTTGCTCTAAATTTTCTAGCATATCCCGGTGATGCATTATCAAGCGTAGCTGCATATCCAGCAACAATTTCATTTATTTCATTAAGATAGTTTTGAGGATCTAATGCTTTTTTACCATCTTCATTTTGTAAACCATATTGCTCTACGGCTGTATTATATTTTTTGGTAACTTCAGCAACTTTGGTACGAGCCAAATATTCTAATTCATTGCTTACTGTACTTAATTGAGCATTACGAATAGCCGAACCGTACACAGTAAATTTATCGCCACCTAAAGGTATTTCTTCACCAGCATTGTAGGCTTCTTCTATTTGTTTAGCTGTTGGTGCTGTTTCTGCACCATATTCTGCACCTTCAATTTTTGCTCTTTGTTCAGCAATCTTAAATAAATAATTACTCATGCTATCAAGGTTGGCTGATAGTTCACTCATAGCCTGTGCCTGTACACGGCTACCAACAAAGTCAGTTTGTGGTACTTTAAACTGTAATCCTAGAGGTTGTAATTTTAATAAGTTTTCAGCCATTAATAAGTACTCTGCACAGTTCCAAAAGGAGATGAAGTTGTCGTTGTTGTTGCCATAGGTGTAGGCGTTACGGCACTAGAAAAACCACCACCAATCTGACTAGCTGTCATATATCCTGTAGCAATCTTACCCATCATTTGGAACGGTGCTAGTTTCTTAATTGTTTTAGCAGCCGTGAGTTGTTGCCCGGCTTGATACTTAGCCATCTCTTTAGCCATGCTCGCATTATCTCTAGCTATCTGAAATTCAGATACACCTAGCCTACGATTATACATATTAGACATTTCAACTACACCAGCACTACCAAAAGGATTAAGACCTCTGGCTGCTCCTCTGGCTACGTTAGATGCCAATACTTGGTTCATCCTACGCAATACCTCATTACCTTGTCTTTTGTACGCTACAGCGTTTACACGCCCTTGTAATTCAGTTTGCTTTGCCTGTGCCTCTAGTTGTTGGGCTTGTGCCTGTTTGCCTCTGTAATCTGCAACGGCTCCGACTGTTGATACTGCCATTGCTATAAAAGGTAAATACTGTGCCATCTACGATCCTACTGCTAATTTAAAGTCCATCGACAACACCGTAAAAAATACAGGCTTTGATTGACTTATGGTTATTTGTGCATCGGTGTTATAGCCAGCTATACCATGCATCTTTTTTATCCCGGTTATAGTTGGAACTGTACCACCACCACTATACGGCAAAGTCTGTAATGGAACTTCAAAACCATTAATAGTTAGGTTCTGTGTCCTGTACATAACAGGGGAAACTTCTAATATTCTTTTCTTTTGTGTAACTACTCGACCACTAGGCAAGTTAGGCTCTACCGGGTTAGTCTTTACAGTGACAGTAAAATCTAATCCAGTTTCTATATATGATGATGGCTGTGCAGATGTTGTAATAGTACCAGATGAATTTACATTACTAACATCACTTTCTACTATATCATCTCTAACTACCTTAACTGTCTTAGCCTGTAAGTGAGGTACAAGGTTATAGCTAGTGCCACTAAAGCTACTAGTTTTCTGGACCGAACTATCTGTCGTAAAATCATCATCAAATACTTCTAAATAATATTTTGTAGCAGAATTGATAGTCCTTTTTACAATCGCATATATAACATCTAAATCTACAGCAATATCACAAAATGTACCATCAGTTTGTATAAAAGAAGGGGCTACAATATTTTGCTGTTTGTGCAACATAAAACAAGCAAGTGTACCACCTAACCCAGAACTAGCTGCCCTGTATCCTGTGGTGCTTGTGCCATTAACAATCATTAATAAATCGCCTTCGGTTGTATCAGTTGCCGGGCGTACAGCCATAGACTTAGGATCAACTATAAGATGGCTTGCTAACAGGCTGATATTATTAGCAACATAGGATAATTCTACATCACTAAATAACATTTCCCTTAATGCCTTGCCTTGCCGTTGTATAAAAAATGTACCACCCTCTGTTGCAGTAGGGCGTATACCATCTTTAGATCCTCTTTTAGTTGTGCTTTTAACCGATACGTTAGATGGTGTAATTGGGTCTAGATCAGCTTGTGGAATAAAAAACTCACCACCAGTAGTAAATATTTGTAAATCTCTACCCGATCTTAACCCTACAATAGTATTAAGAGTGTCAGTTTCCATATGTACAACAAATGCATCATCATCTAGATTTTCAGATGGTCCAAAATTTAATTCACCTACCTTACTTCCAAACAATGTCATTGGTAAGCTATACGTTCCACCAAAATACAATCTGCCTTCATGGAAAGTGCAAGTATGTGGATAGCCTATTGAAGTACTCCAAGCATCGTGAAAACTGTCATCAAAAACCCATTCACCACTTGATATAGCATCAGTAGTAGAAAATGGTACTAATACAACTGCCTCGGCTGTAGTTGAAGATAAAAATTTAGTTATTACTGCTTTGCCAAAACCACTCCAAGTTGTGGCTCCTAATGAACCTTTTGATTGATAAACTTGTTGACCAACTGTAGCAGTATTAAAAAATGATAGACTAGTTGTTAGTTTAATATTTCCTGTAGTTGCTGATGCTGTTAAAGTTCCAGATGGATTTGCTATACCAGTACTTAGACCAACTAAATCACCTCTAATTTTAGGTGGGTTCAATGTATTTAAAACTGAAAAAGTCCAAGTAGTATCACTAGCACCTCTAACAAGTTTAAAAGGAAACATATTACGATTAGTAAAAATTACTGTATCTTTGTTTTGCGTAAAATTTAATTGTCTTAATGTAAAGCCAGAATGTAAACCAGTAGCAAAAGTTAAAGTAAAATCAACATGGTTTGCACCACCACCGTTAAGGTTAGTTTGTAGTACACCATCTTTGTAAACATGAAGACGCAAAGTCGTACTAGATTGACTTATAGTGTTTGATATACTTAACACTAATAGATAAGTTTGCCCGGTAGAATACTCAAAAGGTACAAGTTTTATTTCATCAGTTGTACCAACATCAGATGTATAGTCAGCAACATATTTTAATCCCGGTCTACGGCTAAACCCACCCTGTGGTTCAAATATAACATTTTTAGCCTCGGCTACTGAACTGTAGTATTGTTCTATATCTACACGCCCTCGTAATAGAGGATCTATTTCGCCATGAGAAAAACTTGATTGATATTGTTGTAATCTGCTCATGCTCTAATATCTGTTAATAAATAATCACCTACAACTGACGGTGTTTGACCACCAGCATCTATATTAGCTGCCTGTCTAAAATATCCACCTCGTTGATTTTCTGTAGCTGTGCCTAATGCAATCTCACGCCAATACTGTGATTTGGCTGTTTGATCAGTTATAACTTCGGCTAAATGCCAAGCTACTTGATAACCTAATAATTGTACAAAATAATGTGGCATTAAAGTTTCACCTACAGCCTTTTGATAATCAATAAATATTGTAAGGCTATCGGTCATTAAAACAGTTGTGCCATCGGCTGCTTGATTTATTTCCCAGTTTTTATAAATAGCTGACCCGGCAGAACCAGATGTTCGTACAGACCTTGGAACGCCATTAAGCATATCATTAGGTAAAGTAAACTGGTATTCCCATTCAGAATTAGGTGTAGCTGTTTGTCTAGTAAGCTGTGCTTTGGCTACAGTAAAAGACCAAGGATACATACCTAAAGTAGATCTCTTGATATCCGGGTATAAAGTAGAACAAGCACTCGCTTGTGGAGTGCCGTCAGAAAAACTTGTAATAGAAGAAGAGCCTAATAATAATAATGCTTTGTTACAGATTGATACGTCAGTATCGCCACTTGCCATATATAAACTCCATTAATTGGTTTGGGCGAGGGGAGAAAGCCAATGCCTTGGGAACCTCGCCCAATCTCTATTTATTAGTCACTATCAGAAACAGCACCAATAGTTGTGCCATCACTTACATCAACAACACCACTAGCATTTGAAACCACAATATGCATGGTTACAGTTCTAGTACCACCAGTTGCACCGTGTACGATAATCATGTCACCAACACTTAATGTGTCAGATAAATCATTAAAGTAACCGGATGCATCAACAGCAGTATGTGCATCAGTTGTTGTATAGACATACAGAGCCGGTGTTGTGCCAGCTTTAGATTGTCCACCAAGTGGACCCCATCCAGATCTTGCAAACGCCATATTAACTCTCCCTACAAATAATATCGACAAGACCGTCTGTGTCTATCACAGCAGCCCCAGCCGAAAGTTTAGCTGTTACTAGGAATGAAGTTTTCTCAGCAATGTAATTAATTTCAGTTGATGGTGGCATACCAACAGCCATAGCAACAGATTGCTTATGAAATGCAAAGCAAGTTCTGTCTGAAGAACCATCAATAGTCAAACCACCTTCATCACGGTCACCGATCATATGTACGGTAAATCCTAAAAAGGAATTAATTTGACCAGCTACTAAGGCACGAATATTCTGGAAATCGCCAGAAATCGCTCTTTCATCACCTAGTAATGCAGACAAGTTATTCGCATGAATAATTAAGTGCCTATCTGTTGGTGGTACACTTTTTGTGTCCAAGGCTTTCTTAGCTGCCAATATTTTTCCTACGCTTAGATCTGACGCAGAGGCAGAGCCTGTGGTTACCACCGTGTTTGCTACAGTAGATCCAGCACTTGCTGCGAGTAATGCATCAAGTAAAATCTGATCTTGTCTACGACCAATCGCATTACCTACGACTTGAGCCAATTCTTGACGTTCATCAAAATTTACTTTTTGCTGGTTAAAAATGTCACTATATTCCGGGGCAACATAATCTGTAAGACTTACAGAAGTTGTTCCGAAACTTGTGTTTAGAGGCGTAACGTCAGTTTGAGGTGATCTCACTTGGGCTTGCCCCTTTCCGATGTTGGGGAAGTTGGCTGTGGACCCCACAACCCCAGTTCGCAATCTACACACACCTGTCAACTGAGCAGTAGCTTGATACGCTTGCTTTACTTCAGCATCAAAAATCTGTGTAAATGCAGTAGATAATCCAGTAGATATTTTAAAATCTCCCTACATTAGTTAAAGTTTAAGCAATCGCCTAAAGGTTGTTGGGAGATCCCAGCCTTCTGACTACGTTATACGTTAACGCAACGATGAATTAATCATGTCAGATCGGCTCAAAGAGTTATCGATCACTTAACCCATAGCACAGATAATTATTACTTGTAAACTACTAATCTAGACTTTGTACGAAAAAAGGGCTGGCTCTCGAGGGGAAACACATAAACCAGCCCCATTTCTTCCGGGAGGAATTTAGTCAGGAAATCTACGCTCAAACTCCATTTCTACTTTTCGCATATAGGATGGCTCTTTATTAACCCATCTTTCATCATTCATCATTTCTTGCATTCGAGCATCGAACTCTTCCTGTGTTTCATTTACGTTTTCTGCTACTACAGTAGGCAATGGTTTAAGATCACCCATCATTTGTCTAAAATCTCTCAATACTAAATTACCTATCGCAGTTGAACCAAACATTTTTATGGCTTCGACTTTTTCTTCCGAGAAGACTTTTTTTCTTTCCATGCCTTCGAGCCACTCGAGGTTTTGGTTGACGATTTCTTTGGCGTTGGGACCGAGTTTTTCCATTTCTTCTTCCGAACTGTATTGAGCCTCTTGCTCTCTTTCTCCAGCCATTCCGATGATTTTTCCGGCAAGGTCATCGAACGCTTTTTGACTAATACCATTTTCTTTAGCCCATTCTGTATAGGCTCCAACCATGTCATCACTTTTATCGTAACCAGCATCAACCAAGATTTTATCATCGTAACTCTCCGGGGCTTTATGTTGTCCTTGTGAAAATTTTTTTTCTAATTCAGTAAATGATTTAAATACATCTTTCTCTCTTATCTTCCCTTGCTCTTTATTCCAGAACTTTTCCGGCACATAGTCCGGTCTATCTGGAATTTTAGCCTGTACATCTTCTGCTCTATGAGGAATACTTTCTGGCTCACCTACAGGCTCTTCCCTTGTAGCTTCTGCCTCTGCCGATGCATTTGCTAGTAACCCTTTATCTTCCTGTACTTCTTGTACAGTTTCAGCTTGTTGTTCCATTGGCTCTCCTTATCCTTAATTCTATTTCTCTGATTAAACTGTTTTGACCTTCTCTAGAATAACCAAAAGATGCATCAGCACCCGGCATCCATGCTGGTTGTTCTATCGTCACACTTCGTAAATGTGTTAAAACTTTTGCACCTTCCTCAGAAGTAAAACAACGATGATACAAAAGATCTAATTCTTTTTGTGCATCAAAATTATTTACTTTTAATTGCTGTACATTCGCATTAACACCATCCCAACCGGGATCATTTATAGATCTTATTTTATCTGCTTGGCTCATTGTGCGATTGCCTCTTCAATAGGTGCTGTGTCTACGCCTTGCTGTTCAGCTACAGCCTGTGCTGTTGCTAACATCTGTTCTTGCATCGCAGCCCTTTCTTCTGGTGTTGTTCTGAGTTCAGCCGGGATAGATAGCATATCTGCTAAGTAATCACCGATCTTATCCTGTTTAACTAATGTCTGACCAACTGGACCTAGTGATTGTGCTATCTGTAAATAGTTCATAACATCATTTACTTTTTCCATATTGTTAGCCATAGCCAAAGGTGAGGTAGGTACAATCTGTACCTCTAGACCGTTTATCTTTAGTGGCAGTTCTATCATGCCCATTTCATCCATTAACTCTAATGTTCTTCTTACTATTGGTGTCATTGTTTCACTTATCAAACGTCCAAAAGCAGAGCCAAGGTTTTGTGATAACTCAGATAATTTTGCCTGTATCTCTGTAGCTGATCTCGCACTCATATTCTCTGGTGCAAGGCTCTCATCTAACAATGTCTTCTTAATATTAGTTCTAAGATCATTGGCTACTAGCTGCGATAAGTTTACATCACCCGATCGAGCAAGAGGAGCAAGTGATGCTCCCCTTGGTCCACCGTTTGAGGAAACTGAAATAACTGCACCCGGTACAATCGATATTGTTTCCGGGTTAAGGACCCCGTCGTCCACGGCAGTAAAAACTCCACCTATAGAAATACTTGCATTTTTCAATGTCAGTTCGGTTACCTTGTTTAATGTTTTGATATCCGGCAATGCGTACAATACAGGACCTCTACCGTATCGTTCATTACTTGCCTTCATGTATCTAGATATAACCCAAGGAAAACTTTTTAACTTTCTAGATACTAGTTTTATGTCTTCTTCCATTGTAGACACACAGTAATAAATTACACCGTCATTCGTATATGTTGCCTCTAGCAATTCAACCTTTTCAGTAGGATCTTCTTGGTATTTATCAATTAACTCTTGAGGTATCTCAGCATCTGGAAACTCTTTTTCTATAACATTAAATGCTCTTTTTAATCTTCTATAAACTGTGTCCGGGTTACCGTTAGGACCTTCCTCAAAAGATATTTGGAAACTAGGCACAGCCGTATAACGTATGCGTGTATTTTCATCACCAGATTGTATCAGCATACAACTAGTGCCAATAGCTAGGTCTAACAAAAACTCACCCATAGCTAAATCAAAACCAGATGTACGCATAATCTGGAACATTCTTTTACCGTAAAAGTCTAAAGCTGTCTGTGCCTCAATCTTTCTTTCTTCTGGTATGTCAGCACCCGGCATTAATCTGCACCACTCTTGTTGTGGTGGAAATAATGATGATTGCAAACGGTTAGCAAATCTTGCTGTTGAATGGACAGCCGTACTATCAAACACTCTTTTCATTTTATTCTGTCCGGGAACATCACCCTCATAGTAACCGTCATAAAGGTTACGCATAGGTAAGGCAAATTCATACGCCTCTTCATAAATGGTACGCCAGTTATTTTTGTGGTCTTCGCACCGTTTATATCTTTTCTTTAGTTCTTGAACAGATAGATCAGCCATTATTTTTTCTTTTTCTTTTTAGGAAATCCAGCTTTCATATTTGCATATGCTTTTGCAGATATTGTTGTATTTTTTTTGCTACGAGATATGCCTTTTTTCTTACGAGCATTTATATTTCTATAAAGTGACATAATTATTTTTTCCTCTTTTTAGATGCCATAATTTTTTTCTGTAAACTAGCTGGCAAAGTTTTTTGCTTTTTAGTTAATGTCTTACCTTTAGTTTTAGATTTTCCATAATGTCCGGGCATAATAAATCTCCTTTATGTTTTTTTATGACGGTTAGCAAAATTTCTTGCAGCCTCGACAGAGCCAAAACCCCAAGCCTTTAATGCAAGAGCCTTCCTAGTTGGTCTACCCTTGCTATCTTTCATTGGACCTTTCATTCCGGAAAATCTAGCAGCAAACGAAATTCTGCGTGGATTAGTTCCTTTTTTTACCGGAGCCTTCAAATTGGATCCTGTAGTTCTATTCAAATGTTTACGTCCAGCCTCGGATAAACCACCTTTAGGATTTTTATGAACTTTTCTCATTCATCTTCCTCATGCACAGGCTTTGTATATTTTGGATTTCTTCTCCAAACCTTTTGTGGTCTTTCAACATACGGCTCTAATGGTTTTTCCTCTTTCTCTTCTTCTTTTTCTTCTTCAGCCATTAACCTAAGTTCCTTGGATTACGAACACCACCACCAAGTTTTTGTTTTAGGTTTTGCTCACCATAGTCTGGTCTAGTGCCACCCGACATCATCAATCCCATCATGCCACCTTTTTTCTTAGAAGCAGTAGTAGCCATAATAGACTTTTGCCTTTTTTGTTCGGCAGTAGCAGCAGCCTCTTGAGCCGTTACAGTTTCCTCAACAGCCGGAGATGGTGGTGGTGGGGCTTTAGGTTTTGAAAATAATCCACCCATTAGTAGTACCTCGCAAACATATAGTGATCCTTTCCATCTGGTCCATAATGTTTCAATGTTCCTTCTTCATTAAAGTAACACCTTTTTGCCCAGCGTACTGCTTGAAAATTGGTTGAATGTACGGTGAATTGTAATCTTTTTAGTTCTTTTTTCTGTGCATAATAGTCAAAAAACAACAATGATGCCCGGTGCATGGAGATAGTTTTGCGTTTAATATGTCGAGAGGGAAGGAGCCACGCCTCGGCTACACCATGCCATAATGGGAAACACCCAAACATGGCATATATAACACCGTCACCTATAGCCGTAAAACTGTCACCACCTTCAGCAAAAACAGATAAGTATTCTAGATAATCATGGAAATGCCCAAGTGTCTGTTTGTCATGGTCATTAAGGTCAATCTCTTTATAGTGTTCGGGTTCCCATCGCACAATCTGATGGCGTGGGTAGTCCATCCGGGTAACCCGGTTTATGTCATTAAGCGAAAACATCGAAATCCAATACTTGTGCTGTTGTAGTTTGTTGCCTGTGTGTATTCCTTACGGTCATACGTCTATGCTCGCCACCACCTAACAGGCAGTAGCCTAGAGCATCCCCCACATGGGAATGTTCATTTTTATTAGGTGTATCTTTAAATCGTTCTTGCCCAGCACCAATCGGCATTCGCTTAAAGTGATATCCACCAGCTAGGCTTTTTCTTAATCTCTGGCATTTACGGTCCACCATAAAGCCGGGCTTACCATCAATTAAACGCCCCATAGGTATGGCACACGCCTCACGCCTCGTCCTAAAATCATTAGTCGCTGTTGGTTGAGCCATAATGCCATGTGTTTTTAGGTGGGAAAATGCTGTCGTTTCAAATATTTGATCTCTCTGCATCCCAGCCGGGTCACCCCATACAAATACATCATACCCAGCAAAACGCATTTCAAGTTCGCTTTTAAGATAAGAGCAGAACCGTTCCAGACCAATATCAAACGTCACCAGTTCATGGAGTATATGCCACCGTCCATTCGGCATTTTTTGGGCAAAGATAGCAGCCGGAGTTAGTCCAAAGTCCAAGCCGATATTAATAGGAATGCCATTAATAGGCTCTAGGTCAGCCGACATAGTTGTATCGTCATACTCGGACCAGACGGGTCTACCTTCCTGTACATAGGTGTATTTCCCTTCAGCATAACAACGTATCCAATCAAGGTTTTTACCACCCAGCAACTGCAAATAATAATCTTCGGGTAGGTTGCCGATATTCTCAGCCTTGTCATTGACCTTCCACCATTTACTGGCTTGCTGAATAAACCCTTGAGCCTCGGGCATATCTTCGGGTACATCATCGGTCTTGACCTCTGTTACGCCACCGGGCTGGTTAAAAAACTGCCATTTAAATTTTCCTTTGGGTGTTTCTTTCTCAGCTAGTCGAAACCACCAATGATCATCATCGCAAGGATTGCTGTCCATTATAATCCCATGCCAAGAAGCAGATCCATCTGCCTTAGTTGGATATCTGCCGACACGGTGCGTTAGACCATCAATAACGGCTTTAGGTAACTCTTTAGCCTCATTAACAAACGCCCCGGTAAGTTCCAGAGATAACAACTTTCTAACATCCTTGGGAGCATCCAGAGCCAAAAAAATAACCTCACAATCAATACCAGAGGCATTCTTTCTAGGGGGCAGTTTAAGATGATGGGTTATGGGTGGAGCATGACGAACATTGCCCCAGATATGTTCCGGCAGTAATTCAAGCCAAGTTTTCAATGTCGTAGTCCTCAGCATAGGATACGAGTTTCTAACAACAGCAAACCGGGTATAGCGTATGCCATCCCTCGGTGACGGTTTCTGTTGAACGGCTCGTCTAAATATTTCAGCACAACAGGCATAGGATTTACCACTCCCTACCGGACCCATGATACCTCTGACAAAGGCATTGCTTTTAAGAAAGTCAGCCAAGGTAGGTGAGCCGGAAAAATCCAGTTTTAATCCAGAAGGTATCTCTTCACTCATTTTTTCACCTCTTATTAATAGTTTCTGCTTGGCTATATTTTCTAATAGCCTCATCAATATCTCTGCGAATACCTTTTACTGGAGTTACAAAACCACCAAGTTCATCTTCACATTTATCGAGTAATTCTTGAGCCTTGATTAACAAATTAAGTAAATCTTTTATTATAATATTATCCATTTTCTATTTCTCTTGTTCACCCGGTAAGACCATTGTCACATCCACCACAGCCGGTTTCTCGCTTTCTTTTTCTTGGTCCAGCAACCCGGCACTCTTAGACAGCATCTGCAACACCCTTACCTTATCTATCATTTCAACTTCTATCTGGTCTCCGGAGCGTGTCGGAGTTACCTTGATCTTTTTGATCGCCTGTAACGCCCTCTCCGGGATGTCCTTGATCTCTTTGATACTGACATTATTCTCACTCCATTCTAAAACATCGGTTATATTCGCACTCGCCAATCCCAATAACTGGTTAGCCAATTCATCCCGGTTGTCATAAATAATGCTGGACCCTCGCAACCGTTTTGTAATCGCACCAACCCCGGCAAACCGTCCATTCATCTTCGGCAGTTTAGACTTTCTTTTCATTAGAAAGGCTGTTCCTTTTTAGGCTCAAAGCATTGCAGCCATATCTCACCGTCCTTATTAGGCAAGGGAAGGGCATTCAGCTTGATAGACCGTTTACCGTCAGCCTTCTCCAGCATGATACCTAAACTCATCCACCGGGTTTTTTCTTCACCGTTGTGCATGAAATTACCTTGGGATTGCATTACTAAATATGTTTTATCCATTGAAAAACTCCTTAATGAAATTGTGGAAAATATTTTTGTGAGATCCCCCACTATATATACGCATGGGGGGAGGGCATAAGGTGCGTTCTGCGATACAGAGATTTTTTACACCGTATTCTGCGTGTTCCGATGCCTCTATGAACATCTGGACTTTGTACACTCTAGTCATAATGATGCACCATTTTCTAGAAAGTATTGTAATGTTTGAGGTGGCTGCTTGTTGTCCTGTAAGGATTGGCTAACTACTTTACTTGCTAGGTCCTTAAACTGCTCAGTAGTGTATCCTTGTTGTAATAGTTTGTCAGCTACTACCTTATCATTCTCACTTGCCTTCCATTCAGTTCCATAATTCTGCTTTACCACATTCATGTAACTGTTCAATATTCCATTAATTAGAATTTCCTTATTATATATATTATTATATATATTGTTATTGTTAAGTGTTACCTTCACCGTTACATCTGAGGGTGTAGGTGTAACCTTCATGGTAACATCTTGCTCTTGGGTGTTACGCTCATCGTTACATCTAGTATCTAAGGTGTTACCGTCATCGTTACACCCTATGTTACGTTCATCGTTACACCCTTTATAGTATTTCTTGTAGTATTCTAATGGTATACTGTGGTCCTTTTCATTCGGTGGTCTTCCCCATGAAGATGCCCAGACACTACCCGGTTTCCAGTTCTGTAGCCGTGCCTTCCATTGTGCCTCATCATTGGTGATAACTTCTTTCTTTACTGGCTGTTTAGGCTTGTCTTGTGGCTTGTTAAAGTATCCCAGCTTGTAAGGTGATAGCATCTTATTATCGAGTGCTGTCCATGTTTCCTCTGTCTGTATGCCTGTCATCCATAATGCTACGTCATTATATATACGGTCAAACGAGTAGTCCGGGTTATCCTTGGCGTACTTCTTAGTGATAACGTAGGCTAACTTCTCCTGTTTCTCTGTCAGCTTACGCTCGTAATGTTTAGGCTTGTACACCTTCTGCAATGTTTCCTGTACCTTGTTATCGTCTATCTCGGTGGTATCTGCCATCTGTTTCTCGTAGCTAATTGATGGGTCCAGAATAAGTCTATACACGCAGCCTTGTTGTCCTAATGGTCTACGGTTGTCTGCCTTGCGTATCTTCTCTATGTATCCCCATTTAACCAGTTCATTCATATAATCTGTTACATGGTTCCTTGATGTACCGACTATCTTGCCGATGGTTGAATGATTAATAAAAAATGTATTACCTCGCCTCTCATTCTGGTGACCACAACAGATAGCTAGTATTCTAAATGCCTGTTTATTCTTATTAAACCTAACGTCACCGTAGGCTCTAGCCGGCATAATTATAACTTGTCCGGGGCATTGGTATTCTCCATAGCCTTTAGGTGGATCTCTGAGTGGGTCTGGTGTCAGCTTACTTATCTTCATTCTTCCTTGTTTCCCTAATTGTTTCAGTAACGTAAACACCACAAGTGTAGCATTTACGCTCTGTAAAATTCTTATCTGTACGCAATGTACTAAGTGCTGTCTTACAGCGTGGGCAAAAATCATCCTTAATATGCTTGTTATTTGTCATTTGTCTTCCTTGTATACGGTACATATGCTTGATGCTTACTAAAGAAGTCTGCCTTAAAGTTCATCTGCTTTAGTTGTTTATCCTGTGCCTCTTTATCACCTCTATGAAATAAGTTGAGGTTGTCATTTTTTGCCATCATTTCCTCGAATGTAGCGATAGATGATGCTTGGTATACATGAGTTTGTACTGGGTAATATCGCCCATACTTATCATATTCTTCTGCCCTAGGATCATCTTCAAACATTACGCTACGTCCAGTTCTTTTATAATATCATCGTATATTTTACGCATCTTACGGCTTTTTTTAATTAACAGTTTGCCTCGCTTGGCTCCCTGTACAATAGTTGTATGATCCCGGTTAAGAGCATTGCCTATCTCTGTGAATGGCTGCCAAGTCTTCTCCCGGCATATTAAATACAACAAAGTCCTAAATGGCTGGGTGAGGTGGCTACGTCTTTTGTTTAATAACTCATTTGTTGGGCAGCCTGTCACTCTTGAGATGGCAAGGACCACTTCCCGGATTGATACTGCTTGGGTGAGATCTCTAAGATCTTCGTTCCTCGATATGTAGCCTCGACTAGCTTTTTCTTTAGTCGGTAAACTGGTGTCTTGAACCCTTTCACATCCTCGACTATCCTCTTTTTGCCTGTAAAGTATCGGAAATCTGCCATGTATTTGCATATCTTTTCTCCATCAATTACTATCTCATAGCTGGGATGGACCTCTAAATGTGTTATCTCTCCACGCTCCAGCTTTGGTTTTAATGTGTGCCAGTAATGCTTTGCCTCGGCTTGACTATCGAAAGTATAACCATCTAATTTCACTTTTTTTGCCTTATATTTCAATGACTTAACCGTTATTAACCCTAGATCACACACTTAGCTATTGTAATTCACAATAAATAGGATTAAATTAAGTACAAGTGAAAATTTGGTGTACGTTAAAAAAAGGGGAATAATATGTCGCACAATATATATAAAGATAAATTTGAGCATGAAAAAGTAATAGGACAAGACGATATATATTACTTAAAATCTAACAAAAGCATTTATGTTCATGTGTCAACACAAGTCCATTTAGTTGGTGAAAATTGTGTTATGAAATTAAATAATGATAAATCACTTACATTTCTTGGCTATGGCAAAACTCTTAATGAGGCTTTTAAGAAAGCTATACACATAGGAGAAAGTAAATGACATTAAAAGTATATAAATTAGAAGGACAATGGATTGTAAGATTAACTGATATAGGTAGTTACATGAATAGGAAACACAGAGTAAATAGATATGGTAAAATCCTTGATGTTTTTCCAACAAAGCAAAAAGCAGATCAATTTGTAGATAAAATTAATAATGCTGTTTCACAATATATTGACAGCCAAGTTGTACAGAGGGTAGACTAATGGTGTACGCAAACAATGGTTATGAGAGTGGTATGCCTATATTTAGGAAGGATCACGGTACTCAGCACAGGGGCAAGTATGCTTGCCTTGTGCGAGTTAGTACCGATAAACAGGATGTGGAAAACCAAATCTACAATATAAAACAATATCTCAATGGTGGTGA